ATCGATCGATTGTTCGATATCAAGGCACCCACACAAGTGTTGGCGAACTCAACATTGTGCCCATCGGCATCCACGAAATGATTCCCCTCGATTGTACAAAAGTCTGCCCCATCTATCTTTATGCCACCATACACATTCTCAAAAAAGCAGTTTCTGACAACCGTCCTGTCCCCTGTGGATTCGATACAGTAGCCAGTCGAATTTTCATCAATGAACCGAACTCCCTCAAGAATGCACTCAGCTCCCGTGAAACTAATCATCGGGTCAGAGCCGGTTGCTGTGCGCTTGAAAACCGTCTTTCCGGGGGATGTGGATAAGATGTGGATATTTGTTCGGGCCATGGAAAGCTGCGAATTGAAAGCATAAATCCCCTCCCCCACAAGAATCCTTCCACCGGTTTTCCCCAGGTGGCCAATGGCATCCCTGAGTGTTCTGGTGCCAGAGACAATCGGCCCATGCCGCCCAATCTCAATTACGGCAGATTCCAATTGCCGCCCAATGGTTCTAAGGCGGTGGTCGTCAGTGTATTGGATTTGCCCTTGCGGGAAATTGGTCGGGATGTGGCGCCCGGTGCTCATCTCGCGTCACCGCCTTCGACTTCCACGCCAATCGCTTGCACAACAAGCCCGCTCGGGCTCGTGCCCCTGTCGGCAAACCCAAAGCGAAGGGAGCGGGAGCGAATGGATGGATTCTCGATCTTGTGGGTAAACCAGTCCCTATCCTCGTATTTGAAGTTCAATTTCTGCTGCTCAGTCGTTCCCCCGTTCCAGGTGCCAGTTCCCCAGAATGCGGTCCCACCCGCCTCTGGATGGGGCTCTATTGTTCCGCTTGCCTCTTGCCTGTCGGCAGAGGTTGTGGTCTGCACTTCGCCCGCCACGTCCACGTATTGCCTGTCCCCATGAGCCTCTTCGCCCTCGGTGAACCAAAGAAGGTTTGTTGCGGTTTTGCCCGTCGACAGCATCTTGAGTCGGACGGGCCTGAAAGTAGCCACAGACCCGTTGGCTTTGAATAGCCGGCCCGACACGTAATAGGTGTGGACGTTGTCTAGGTCTGACGCTCTCCCGTCCTGGGTTGCGCCATATCGGAACAGGAAGTCTCCCTCGTCACTATTCCAGTTTGCGCTGGTTACGATTTGCTCTTGGCTAAGGTGGACGAAAGTTATGCCCGAGTACATTATGCTGACTGGCGTGTCGGCCTCCCTGCCCGAGGCATAATGGAACGCCCAGGCCTTTGCGACGTAATCAAATACCGCAACGACAGATGCTGCCTGCGGGTATCCGGTGGCAGACCCCTTATGGCCAACGCAAAAAATAGACCACCAGATCTGATTCTTGCTCTGCACATGCATGGCCTGGGTTCTACTGCATTGGCCTAAGTCTGCCTGGAAGGGCCATCGGATTTTATGCATATATGGGGCAATGGCGGCCGGGATGCGAGTGCCCTTCTTTTTCTTTCCAAAAAGACTGCCAATGCCATCTGATATGTTTACTATTCCGCCCTGCGGGCCCATGCCCTGGAAGGCATAAAACCCATCGTTTGACATGAAATACAAAAGCCCGCCAAACTCCACAATGCTATCTTTGGCAATGCACCCAACGCCCTTGACGACTTTGAACATCTGAAAGGTCTCATCGGTGCCGCCTGTAATTGAGTAGATTGCCTTATCTGAAAAGACAATAATCTGCTCCATGTAGGAGGCCAGCCCAGTGATATATTCGCCCTGGTCTACTTGGAATGCGCGGTATTCAATGATGCCGAGTGGATCTGATGGGTCTGATAAAACAAGGAACTGAGGGCCCAGGAGAATGGCCCCTCGCCCGTCCTGCTCGACCATGGTCTCTGGTATCTTGGTCTGGAGTTCTTCGATGGCGACGTGGAGCTTTCCCTTGTATCCCTCCGCGAACCCCGCATAGCAATAATAGGTCTTATGCTCTATCGCAATCTTGCACGCGGGCGAATGCGTCCAATAGCCATAGTTCACGTTATTCAGCCGAACCGCATCATTGGCCGGGTCAACAACTCGCAGCGTATGGGCATGGCGCTCATCATAGATGAAGCTGCCCCGCTCCGTTACGACTATCGTAATTGGCCGCGCCTGATCCTTTACCCCGCTACCATTGTCGTCAAACGCTAGAAAGGCATCGAGAAAGCTACAATTGAAATCCCTGGCAACCGAGGAGTTCTCGCTCTGGTCTGTATTATGAATGTTGTCGGAGGCGATGAGGGTGCCGTCGAGATCAAAAAGGCTCATGATGAGATGCCCCCGCTCATCATCGGCCTGGGCCCCAACCCCAACACCAAGGATGCGATACGGCTTGCCGCCCTTTTTGAGAAGGTGCAACTTCCGCTGCGCCCCCTTGGAGCCGGTTGTGTTTATAGCGCCGAACCCACTTCGCCCTTCGAGGTAACCCCTGGAGAGGTCGACATTCAGCGCTATCTCAGCATGATCGTCGCCCTGGAGGGCTTCCCGCTCCTCAATTCCCTTCCATGGGCCAGCAAGGACGAATGGTTTCCCCATGCCCTACTCCCACGGGCCGCGAGTCACTCGAACACTCATCGGCTCGTCTGCGTTGCGAAGTTGTGAATGGGCCTGAAGGCGGGTAATCGCCTCTAGCCACAATTGCTCGACTGCCGGATTTGAATTGTTCTGTTTGGCGTTCATCAAGTGCGCCAAGCAATAGCCAACGCAATCGCCAAACTGCTCGCCCACGAATGTCAGCGTCCCGTCCTGGCTTAGGAGCTCGTCGCCATCAGCGGAGATATTGGCAAGCGGGGCAATCCAATAGATGAATACATTCAGCGCCGCATCTGGGATGGGGGCGATATACAGAAGGTTTTTGACTATGCAGTAGTGCCGGGCCTGGGCCCCAAAGTACCCCGAGTTTAGCCGCTGAATTTGGTAGCGATCTGCAAATCGCATCGTGCGCCATTTGGTCGGAAGGTTGCTATCAGAAATGGCCGCACTATTTGGCACATCTTCGATGCCAACAATCTTATACGGAACCTTGTTCGCTCCCGCCCCAAGCACCCCAGATGCGTCGAGCTGCGTAGATTCTGTGCCCGAGGCGATTGTAATTGGGCCTGTCTTTTCTAGAAAGAACTCGGGGTTGTTGTCTACGAGCTCGCGAAAGACAATCCGATTCGCCTCATTGGCCAGGACTGTCTGCTGGGTATCTGACCAGAAGGTGTTTGCCCCCTCGTCGAGCAGGGTCTTGGCAAACGCTTTGGCATCCGCAAGTGTTTCGACTTTGCCCGTAAGCGACATTAGGCCTTACCTTCCGAGTCAAAAAGCCCACCCTCAAGCAGGTGCTTCATGATTCTGGAGATGGCGTTTTTTCGAATCACCGAATCTTTCGCGCTTGTCGGCGGCTCGCTGGCCTCCCCCAAGGGCAAGCCTCGCGGCTCAATTGAGATTGCGGTGACGCTAAAGCCAGCCGGTTTCTTTTCTTTCTTCTTCGCCATAAGCCACCTAATGAACGTAGTCCGATTGGAAGAAGTGCTTCTGCGATGTGCCGAATCGAGGAACATAGCCGCACAGGCTATCGGCATCCTTTTTGATTAGGCTGTAGGCCTCTTTGGCCAGGTTGCCTAAATCGTCCTCCTCGCTCTTTCTGCGCTGTTCCTCAAAGTGGTCTTCCCGCTCATACTGGAGCATGTACTTGTCTGCCCCCATCCGCCACAGGTCGCACCGCCGGATGTATGAAACAAGGCGTGGGTCATCAACTGAGAGGGGAGCTCCTTCGTCGGTTTCCCACACCTTCCACACATATGGGGCCTTTTCCTTCGTCGGTATCGTTTGAACACCGAATCGGGCCATCACTGTTACATCAATGATGCGGCCTATTACCCAACGCTTGCGGCGTCCGTCGTAGCCAACGACCAACTTTTCATCGTTGGCCTGGTGTTGGATACTCCGAGATCTATGGCTATCCCATCGAATCGCCTTTAGGGCACGCCACTGAGCGTCAGATAAAATCATTATGCATCCGTAGGATCGGCCAGGTCACTAACCTGCGTACCGCTGGTCAACTTCGGAACGTAGGCCCACTCAATACCAACCAGGACCGGGTCCATGTCGTTGCCATCCGCCGCAAGCTCCACGTCCACCGTTAGGTAGTCCGTAGTCGATGCAATCTGTCCAGCATCAATCGCGCCCCACTTAGTTGCATGGATGACATCTGCCACGCCTGTGTGAGCATCTGCCGCAATCACGCTGTCCAGCGCGGTAGTTCCCATCGCTGCTGTCGGAGCCGTGCTGTATGCCTTCTCCTGATACCATACAGCCCACGTCACCTCCATGCCTGCGGTTCCCCCCGCCCCATTGTCAGACCAGATGCAGCGCACAAAAATCTTGTTTTCCGTGTCCCAATAGCTTGGAACCGGGAACGTCAATCGGGCGAAGTCATCTGCGCCAGTAGGCTTCACGCCCACCACGCCTAGGGCACCAATTTCTGACAGCTTTGAAGCGCCGCCAATGGTTCCCTTGATGTGCGTTGCCAGCTCGTAATAGTTGAAGGTGTACGCCGACATAAATTCGGTCTTGTACTTATAGCCAATATTTCGATCTTTAATCATGGTTCATCACTCCACAGTTTACCCCCCGAAGGGATACTGAATGAAAAGGAAGGGGGCCCGAAGGCCCCCAATCCTAAATTAGAATAAGGTGTTGCTGACAGTAATGTCTTTCAACACCGTTTGGCTATGGCGTCGGTCGAGGCCAAGATTTCCGTACCAACACATGAAAGCTTCCCAGCTATCTTGGTTTGCCACGCGATTCATCACTGAACCATCTCGGTCTGCCCACTTCCAGTCTTGAAGGACGTATTGCTTGATGTCCTTGGTGTGAAGGAAGTAGACCCGGTTATAGGGGGCATACCGGTCGAACTCGAACGTAATTGGGTTCGTTCCACCGGAATACGTCAATTTTTGGAACCCACCTTTCAACTGCTCGGGCGCATAGCGCACGTCAGAGGTCAGCAGGTTGATATACTCACGCCGGATGCTGTGATGGCCAATAATCAAATCGGGCTCTTCACCAGAGACCTCATCGGTATTGTCAACAGCAAGCTGCATCAGCTCCAGGCTCAACGGGCGGTTAGTCCCGCTGTTATCCAAGACGTTTGCTTTCCATTCCACATCCGTTGTCGGATCGATGGTCTGCAAAGTTCCCTCGTTTTGAACCATTTGCTCCAGCCCGGTGATTTCATTGTCAAAAGCGTTACCGCTAGTATCACCGCGTGTGAAGAAATCGTCATCCTGCACTGTCACAGAGCCAGTCTCCAGGGATTTACACTTGGCTACCGTTGCGCTTGTAACAGAGACAACTTCAACTGCCTCGGCGGACGTGCCGCCAAGTTCAGCGATGCTTCCCAATTGCATCCGCATGCCCTTTTTGAGGTAGCGAGTGCCAGGGTTGTCAAAGTTGACATTAACGCCAGCAGCGGCTGTGGTTACAGTTGCACCGGCAGTGGCCTGCGCTAACACGCCCGTTTGGGTGCCACCTGGCACTGGGGGGCCAGCGGAGTCATTGATGCCACCGATATTAACACCATAGGTCTGACGAGCCATATCGACTCGCAAGTCCCGGCGCATACCGGCGATTTCACTTTTCAGGGCCGAGACAAACGCTCCCTTATCACCGCGAGATGCAGCAATGACGGGGCCGGATACCTCGATTCGGCCATAGAGAAATTTCGATGTGATTCGAGATTCCACATAGCCCTGGTTTCCTGCTGACGGCAGGTTCCCCGAGGCAGCTCGGGCGCCAACGCCAGAGTTTCGAGAAAGGTTGATGGGGAATACAACCGCCCGGCCTTGCCATTTACGGGAAGACTTCTCGGTGTATTTGAGAATTGTTACTTTATTATTAAGGTGCTCACGTACCGGACCTTCATAGTAGTCCTTGAGTACCTTGTCGAAATTCGTAAGATTTTGAGCCATTTCGCTCTCCTGATTTCAAAATATTTCTAGAAATCGCCGGGTCCAAAATCTGCAAGTGCAGCTCGTTCAGCTGCGTCCAGGTCATCGCCAAAATCGGCGCTCCGGGGGACAGACCCGGCAGAGCGTTGCAAAGCCCTCGGTGGGGGGCGGTATCCTCGCTGACGAGCATAGTCCTCCATCTCGGTGACTCTTTTTTCATGCGAGCGCTTCGCCAGCGCCTGAACGGATGCGTGCGGGTTCTTGGTCAGATGGTTGATAACATCCAACTCATTCATGCTCGGAAAGCGAGATTTCGCTGAATCGATTTCAGCCATAATTTCGCGCTCCGCCCTATCCACTTGCATCTGTTGGTGGCGCTGGTTTGAGTAATTTCGATATTGATCGAATTCAGCGCGAAGGCTTTTCAACTCCCGCTCTGTCTCATCGAGGTACTCTTCTTCTTGTTCTTGCTGTCCTGGTTGAGCTTGCCTTGCTTGAAGTTCTTTCCAAGCCCAGCTCGACCATCGTGCCGATTCATCTAACCTGTTTTGCAAATCCCGTACGCGACCGTCATTATCACCATGGGTTTCGCGCATCTCCCGCAGTTGGTCGTTGACCTCCTTGAACCGCTCGTAAGGAACGGGTCCGGGCTCTGCGTTCTCTTGGCCAGCATATTCGATGTCGCTCGAATCGGGCGCATCTGGCTCACTATAATCACCGGAAGGCGACGAGTCTTCCGTGGCTTCTGCTGCCGTGTCGTCGTATTCACTCATCTTAGCTCCTCGTGCCAGATATCGCTCTGGTCAACGTCTACCGTGGAGATGCTTCAAAACCGGCCTCGAAATCGGGACGCCCTGGACCTCTGCTACCAACTGCTTGGTTGAGCTCCGGGGTGCCTCCTCCAACTAGGCCGACTGGCCCACCGCCTTGCATCATTTCGGGTGGCGGGCCGCCTCCAGGTCCGGGTGGCATTCCTGGCATAGCAGCTTCAGGCTGCGGCACCGGGGGGAAACCCTCCATCCCTGCTTCAGTGTAAGGCGCCCACCATGGGCCACCTTGCTGCTGCTGCGCTTCGGCATGATAGTGCCACGCAACGTGCTTCTCGAAGGCTAATTGACTTTCCTCTGGCAATAGCCGGTAGTCAATACTCTTCATGAAATTCATGTGCTCATCGATGTGGGTGACGTGATCTTCCCATGGCTTGGGGTCGGACCATTTCCCGCTTGAGAGCATGTGATTCTCTTCTCTGGCGTAGTACCTGTCTCGGTTCTGGTCGCCATAGATTTGATTCAAGTCCCCAAACTCCATCAACTTTCGAGCCTTCATCTGAGTCTCCACCTCTTGAGGCGGGCCCAACAGGCCGACTTGGAACATCTGCATCACTTGTTCGCGCCGATAGGACGGGTGTTTGGGCAGCATGGAGTTTCCGATTACGCGCACGCGGGTGTTCTTGATCTGGGAGCGGTGAAACTCAAAGACCTCCATCAGCGCATCTCGGCCCGTGACCTGCAAGGTGAACGGGATGGGCATGTATTCGCGCCACATCCACAGCATCTTGGAGCACATCTTCTCAATAGCCGTCTCCAACTCGCGCACCGTGGGCCCTAGTTTGGTCTGATCTAAATCTGCCAACAGCCCAATGGCTCGACCACTCATCTGCGAAGACGCCTGCCCACGGGTCACATCGCTAACGCCGCTGATGTTCTCGATGTGCTCTATCTGCTCTTTCTCCAAATGCATGTGCTCTGGAG